GAAGCATATAATCTTCGCCATTCACAGCAAGCGTAAATGTGCCGCCTGACGTTGATACTTGACCAAAATGCCAGCGAGCGTTAGAAAGCCCTGTAACAACTTCAGTTGGCGCGGTAGGCGTTTGCGCGGTTACGTTCCACACACTGCAATCCCCCGCGTCGTCTGCAACGGCAAAAGTATGCGCTACGCCATCTTGACCATCATAAGTAATAAAAGACTCAATATTGCCTGTCACTCCGCTTGACCACAAAGTGTAGCCTTTGCGTGACTGCAATTCAGTAGGCAAACAAAACCAGTTGTCGATGATGACCGCCTCATTAGGCGACATTGCGGCTAATTGATTCACCGCATTCCACCCGCCTATTGGCGCGGTGACAGTGACGGTACCTGAAGTTTGGCGTTTAGGACGTAGCATTGCGCACCTTACGAGGTAGTGTTTCCGTACCCAGTGTCAGGCAGGTTGTTCTGAGTGAGTAGTATATTTGGATAGCGTGGCGCGAGGGACAGCGTATCTGCGCCGCTCTCTGCTGCTTTCCATTTCTCCAGCTCACGGGTGTAATCCTGAAGCACTGCGGTGGTGTCAAAACCTTTAATTTCAAACAATTTGAGTTTTGTGCCAAGCACCATTACGCGGTCTGGAAACAGCGTTGTGTCAGTATCAACCGTTAAGCGTGTTTTAGGTGTTCCGTTTGCCTCTACAACCCATGCGTTAGAAACATACTCAAAGCCCATTACTAGCACTGCGGTAGGCGCAGGCCAGATAGTGAACTTATTGCCCATCATTCTAAAGCGCATACGAGGGCCTGTCGTGACATAGCTTGCTTTAAGCCATTGCCACTCTTGGGCGTCTTTAGGGCCAATAATAGACCAACGGTTTGATTTGTTGTATTGGGTTTTGTCTACCATCCGCGCGAAGTCGCTAGGCATTGCATACTTAGCTTGACTAAATGTAATGGTAATGCCTGTTGCAGTGGCAGTAGCCGGAATAGAAGTTGTAGCCGTTGTTGTACCAACAAAAGTGACAAAAGTGTCTTGTGACAGCCCTTCGCCAATAGCCATAAAATCAGTTGATAAACCTGTTACTGACGACAAATTAGTGATGGTGGTTGAGCCTTCAGTAACATTGCCTGTATATTGATAGTAAACCGTTTCAAAACGGTACTCCGCTGCTAAGGCTTGCCAGTCACGCTCAGTGGATAGCGTGTCGCCTGTACGGTTCATCAGCGCTTGAATTTGAAGCACTTGAGGGTCTGTTGATGTCGCCACTTGCGTGGGGACAGGCAAACCTATTTCTAAACAGACATCTTGAACATTCGTAAGTAGGTTTGCCATGCGTTTTATTCCTTAACGGTTCTAACTCTTTTGACTTCAGGTGGTTGTGCATCCATCAAAATTTTCATTTGCGCTTGAAGCTCTGCAATTTGGTCAGATTGAGCTTTAATTAGTTCATCAGCGTCTATTTTACCACGATTTAAAAAGGCTTGTGCTTTATTGCGAAGTTGTGTGCCGCCCATAATACGGATAAACGCCGCGTCAGGTGCGCCTGCAACCTGTTCAATATATCTAAACCCTTGATAGGCTAGCTCAATGCGGAGTGTTTCGGCGATTTCTGGCCATTCTTCCATTGGCGTACCTTTAATATCTTTTAAGCCTTTATAGGCTTGCCATTGCCGTGCAAAACGGGCTTTGTGGTTATCGTCGGCAATCGTGTCAATTGACAGTGATTTATCGCCGGGTACATTGATTCGGATAAAGTCGTATTCTTGCCCATCGTGCGTCCCAATGTAGAATGAAACGTCTAAGTAAGCATCGCCGCCGGTATCGCCGACATAAGAAAGTTGTTCGCTCATATTTAATCCTAGTTAGTTGGCGGTAAGCCGTCTAGCTTACCGCCTTAAAAAATTATACTACTTGACCTTGGTGGAATGGACGGTTGATTTCAATCAACGCCAAGCCAGTGCTAGGTGTACCAGTTGTGGTGGTAACTTTAGCGTTTAAGATTTGCTCTCCGTTTACGGCCGCGTCGTCAACGCTGCCCGGAGTCGCCGCTAATGAAAATACTTCAGCGCCAGCAACCATAGCATTAGGCGCTTTAACTACTGCAACGCCTGTGATTTGATACCAGCCATATTGTGATGCTACGTTAGCTGACATAGCTACGGCAACAGGGCCTGTACCACCAGTAGCAGGTGACAATGCGGTTGTTGCTAAGTAAGAATCATAATCTACCATTGAACCAACAACAGTTGATGCAACACCTTTCAAATAAATGAATTCGCCAGCGCCGTAAGTTGGGTCTACCGCAGTAACGATAGTGCCTAATGCGTGGTTCTGTGTGGTATCAGTAAGCGCGATACCTTGAAAACCCGCTAAAGGGGTCGTAATGTTATAAGCCATGAATGCCTCCTAGGTTGTGCTGAATGTTGCGTTGAATTGCGCACCAGAACAGGTTAACGCGCCAGAGAAGCCCATTAAGCGAACAATCGCGTCTTGGTTAACTGCTTGACGGTCGCCGCCGATTGGCACGAAATTACGGTCTTTGTGAGGACGGAAGTACACATATTTTGTGTTAATAAAGTCCATACGAGTTGCAGTTTGGTTGCCGCCGATACCGCCACCAAGTACAACGTCAGCAGAGCCAGCGCCGCCGTAGAATTTCAACGCAGAGAAACCTGCCGCGCCTAATTTATCGTCAGTGATACGTTGGATTGCCTGCAAAGACGCTAAGTAAAGCGAATAGGCGGTTGAGCCTGCATAAATTAAATCAACATGGTCTGTGCCACGAACAACTGATAACGCGACAGTGTTCATGCTGTTTTGAATGTTAGCCGCAGTAGCTGCTGCTGAAGTCAAACCAGTTGAAGTGTATGCGCCATTACGCCAGAAAGTCCATGTAGCACGGTCAATACCGCCGTAAGTACCTGTACTTGGTGAAGTGCTAATCATAGCCGCTAAACCAACTAAGTTTTTACCTGCGTTACCTGTACCGTCGCCATGTAAGTCGATGTCGATTTTGTTGTTAAGTCTTGCTTCAGCAATTTCAACACGGGTAGCAAGCAATTCAATCATTGCTTCTTTACCGCTGTTAGCAAGCATTTCAGGGCCAGAAATCGTTACAGCGTCTGCATAATGTTTCAAATTGAACTGCGCAGCACTGATTGGAGAATCAGGCGAAATGTTGATAGTTTCATAACCGCTATAGCTTGACGCATAGTTGGTTGAAGGGTCGTTATAAAACAATTCTTGCAAAATGGTTGAGCCACCGCTGATTGTTTTTACGTTACCGCGTTCTTTCAAACGAAGTAATAACGCGTTGTTGTTTGTTAAGTTATCTTGAGCCGATTTGGTACGGCTTTCGATGGTGGTTGCGATAATGTCACTAATCGCGCTGTTTGCAAATGCCATTGCTTAATCCTCGTAAAATTTAAAATCCGTGAAGGCGCATTGCCTGTCTAACGGCTTCTTCAGTAGTTGCAGGGATAACTGTTCGGTTCGCGCCCGCAGGTGAACCTTTAACCGATACCGCTGCTGCCTTTGCTGCCTTTGCAGCTTGGTCTGCCTGCGTTAAATTTTGACGATTCCCGCCGCCTTGCTGTTGAGCATAGACTTTTTGAAACGTATTATCGTTTAACCGCAATGCTTTTTCATAAGCATCATCTAAGTCATTTGCAAGTCCACGTTCTAGCAGGTCTGCCATCGTCGACTGCACCTCAGTAAAATACTCATGCTGCTGCGCAAAATTCGAAATTTTAGACTGAATTTGAGCATCTTCGTGACTTTGTTTAAATTCCGAAGCATCCCGCAGTTGTCGTTCTTTCTCGTCTAGCTGCGCCTTAAGATTGTGCATGGTCGGGTCGTATGGCAAGCCGGCTAGCTGGTTCATATCAATCTGATAATCATGCGCTAATTTCATTAGCATTTCCGCTTTTTCTTGGTATGACCCTCGACGAAGCGTATGTTCTGTTTTTAGAAGATTGAAAAACGCGACGTCTGGCGCGACTTGCATCTCGTCTAAATAGCCCTTATACGGGGCAATCGACTTATCAATGCTTTTAGCAAAGTTAGCCGCTGATTTATATTGCTCTATCCCTCTGTGGAACTGTTCTTCACGCTCTATGATATGCTTCTGTACAGTTTCTGGCAACTTTTCTAACTCGGCTGCCGCTTCGGCTTTCCATGATTTCCAAGGAGAGCGTTCAGGAGGTGTTGCTTTTACTTCTTCTTTTACTGTTTCTTCAGCTTCGCTTGTAGATGTTGATTCTTCAAGTTTATCCAGCTCACGCCCAATAATATCATGGGTAGATTGACTTTCTTCTTCTACCGCAACTTCTTCAACTGAGTCTTCAGTCGTCGTTTCTTCGCTCATTTCGAGTCCTTAGTTAGTTTATTCTTGCGGCAATTTCTTGTCGCAACGTTTCTTTTTTACGCTTTTGCGCAAAATGGTCTACTTTGGGCGTCATGTCCTCGTTACCGACTTCACTGCACCCATTGTTCTTTAAATGCCTACGATGCTGACCTCTATCAGAAATCATACTGCCATCAATTTGTGACCTATAAGGTGCAAACTCGGCGTGTACAAAAGACGCTGAAATGACCCGCGTCATTATCGTATCGCAACACTGTGGCAAATTGTCGTAATCGGCCAGTTTTCTAAAAATATCTTGCGATGCGCCGCATTTTTTGCAAGTGACTTCGTACAGCGGCATTACGCAACGTCCTCTGTCCATTCAATGCTTAAATACAGACTAGCACCTGAAGGAACTGCTTGTCCTCCAAAGTTAATTGCTAGTGACTCTGACGTGCCGCGTAAAACAATCGCTTTGTCGTTTCGAGTGCCAAATGTATAAGTTGAAGGCAATGCGGCTGCCCCCGGAGTTGCGCTTGCGGATAAATAGGTTTTGTTAGCTTCTACGGCAATACCTGTACCTACCGCTGAAGGATTGGCAGTGTAAAGTGCTAAAGTAGCTGTTTGCGCGTCGTCAGATGAGTCTGATTTTGCCGCTGTCACATTAGTTGACGTCCCTGCTGTATTTGCCACAGTGCGTTTAACAACATAATGGTCATAAATTGATGCGACGGTAGCCGTTCCCACAATCACCACTTTTGTCACACGAATAACTTTTGTTGCAGAGCCTGATAATACCAGTACATCAGTAGCGGTTGCTACGGGCGTAATGTCTTGCGCAACATAATGAAAGGTGGCGCGTGTACCGTTGGTGCTTATGCCTACAACGTTGCCGTCGGCTCTTGCAGCGACTGGAACACCAGTGCTACTGACAGCGGATATAATTTCGTACCCCATTTTAATCTCCAATCATAATAGTAAAAGTATGGCTTCTTCGTCGTCACGCTCGTCTTCAAGCATTTGCGCGATAGCAAGCTCTAGTGCAGCTTTTTCAGTTTCCATGCGGAGGATTGCTTCATAATCCTCAACAAAAGTAACAGGCTTTTCTTCAACTTTAGGTGCAACCTTAGCCTTTGGTTTAGGCTCTCCAGTGACTGCTTCAACGGCGTCTTCAATCGCTTTTTTAACGTCAGCGCTGTTGTTTTTGTATTCTTTTTTCTTAGCTTTTATTCCACCTTTAGTTTGTGTAAATACTAACGGCGGCGCATCACTTCCTGTAGCCGAAAAAGCAATATCGTCAAGCGTAAGCGTTAAAGGCCCTGCATGGACGTCTTGCCCCGTGGCGACAAAAGTAATGTCCGCTAATGTTAACGCTAACGTTCCATAGTCAGTTTGCGTAGCCGTGGCGACAAAAGTAATGTCCGCTAATGTTAACGCTAACGTTCCATAATCAGTCTGCGTAGCAGTAGCGGCAAAGGTGATGTCCGCTAATGTTAACGCTAATGTTCCATAGTCAGTCTGCGTAGCAGTAGCGGCAAAGGTGATGTCCGCTAATGTTAACGCTAATGTTCCATAGCCAGTCTGCGTAGCAGTAGCGGCAAAGGTGATGTCCGCTAATGTTAACGCTAACGTTCCGTTATGCTTTACTGCGCCGCTTCCAGCAATGGTAATGTCCGCTAATGTTAACGCTAACGTTCCGTTATGCTTTACTGCGCCGCTTCCAGCAATGGTAATGTCCGCTAATGTTAACGCTAATGTTCCGTTATGAATAACTGTACCGGAATCAGCAAACGTAATATCTGCAAGCGTTAGGGATGCAGTAGCCTCAATGGTAGACCATTTAGCGGTGTCCCATATTCCAGCATCCCATAATGCCATTATGCGTTACCTTCCGTAATGGTTGCAGAAGAAATAGCTACGCTGTCACTTGTCGTAATTGTTGTGCTTGATAAGTTAATATTGCTGCCTGACGTGCCAACCGTTAAACCTGATACAACCAAAGTAGTACCATCCGCCTTATAAATACTCGCGTTGGTAGCTGTGCCAGTTGCGCCTGCCGTTCCTGCCGTAATAGCGCTTAATGTAATAACACCGCTAGAAGCCGCGCCGGCAAACGGTGTTCCGCAAACGCACTCTACTAATTGCGCTGCTGCTGCGGTATAAATTCTAAGTTTAGCGCCGTTACCAGCAAAAGTGGTAATTGCATCCGCGCGTGAATTGCGCAAGGTAGTGTTAAGTGTGACTGCCATTTATTTGACTCCTATAATTTTGCCGTTAGCGTCCCGAACAACTTGTTTTGGACGAGTTACTTGGTTGTGCATTTCAGACATTCTGTCGAGCAATGCTTGGTTTTGATGATTTGCCATTGTCATCATTTGAGTCATGTTCATGTTAACGCTGTCGATAACATTGCCTAGTGAACTTGACAATAATTGACTAACTTGAGGTGTTCCCGTTTCGTCAAGCTCTGTCATTGCATCCGCGTCTTTTCCTGCGTTAAGCGTTAAGACGTGTTGTTTCATGCTATTTTGAACTTGAATCTGTGCAATAGCAATTCTAGTGTCGTTATCAAGTTGTGTTTTCCATTTATCAAACTCAAGTTTAGCTTGTTCAAGCTGATTGCTTGCTTGAAGTTTCACTTGTTCAAGCTGCATTGTCGCCTGCTCTGACTGTTGTTGTGCTTGCATCTTCATTTGGGCAATTTGCGCCTCTGCTTGTGTGCGTTGCTCGTCTTTGCTTGGTGGTTGAGGCCCTTGTGCTTTTTTAGCCGCTTGGTCAACAAACTGTTCAAGTACGCCTTCAAGTTCACGCCCTGCCTTAAATCCTCGAACGCCATAAAGCAATAGTTGCCCAACTAACGGCGCTATGGCAGGGTCTTCTTTAACCGCGCCAATACCGTCTTTAATAAAGCTGCTTACCGCTTGCAAAAACTCCATGCGGTTTTGTTTTTCAGTCTGCTTATCAAGCTCAACTAACGTATCTGTTTCAATATCAATATTGAAGACCCTAGCCGGCTCATTTTTAAGTAATTGAATCGCTTGCTGCACAAATTGAGCGTCAGGCGTGTTCATAATACCTGACACTTCAACTAAGGTCTGTGGCTGATATTTAGAGCAAATAATCTCCGACTTCATGCGTAGAATTTCACGCGCAAAGCGGTAAAGCCCGTCTTTCATGTTGCCAAGACGAAGTGACGCAAACTGGCTTTTAATTTGCTGCGCTGTTGCTGTTTCACTTGCTACCGACGCGCCACGCATGATGTCGGAAAGCCCTGTTGTTTCGTAAATAATTTGTTTACATGACTCACGCGCTTGGTATAGCTGTTGCAGTGCTGACGCAACGTCGCCAAGTGGCATAAATTGCACAGCGCCCTGCAAACCACCTTTTTCAACGAACGCCGCCCAGTTTTTGACAGGAACAAGCACCCCATCATTACCTTCTTTCATCAAGCGTTCAATCGCAGGCTCGTCCGCCGCGTAAATACCCATGACTTTAAGCGCTTTGGTCAAATGCTTGATTCGACCTGTTAACTCGTCAATTTCGTCTGCTTGGTCTTGATAGAGTAGGAAATCAGCTACAGGAATTAGCGTCCCTGTCGTCGTAGTAGAAAAGTAAGGCTTAGGGCAGGGGAAGAAGCTAGTCAAGCCTAGCGGGTCTTCTCTGTGGTCTAAAATGACATCGTAGTTATCGGCAATCCAAT